GTCATCCAATCGCTCATAGCGCAATTGTTTTCAAACATGGAAAGCATTATTCTAGCGCCTTTTTTTGATAATATATATCCACCGCAAAGATATTGTTCAGTCACTTTTACCCATTTATCCCTAGGTTCAATAGATTCTGATGCATTTAGCAAAATCATATCCCATTCAGGGTCATTTATATCTGTAAAAAATTGTTGTAGCTTTTGTTTCCAATTAACATCAAAACAAGCGTCGTCTTCTAGAATAAGAGCATATTCTAATTCGGTTGAATTTGCAAGATGTTTCCATGCGTGCAAATGCGATTGTGTGCATGCTTTTTGAAACGGTGTTAGACTATCTAAAAAATCATCATAAATAAGCCCATTATCTGGAGTTGCTGCCATCCATCTAGAAGAATCTAACCCTGTATTTTTAAAGCGTCGCTCCATTTTATTCCATCTCTCTTCATTTGAAAGCAATGAAATGCAAAACGTGTTTGTTTTATTGAATGTAAAACTTGGTTCATAAAAATATTTCCAATTTTCGCAGTATTTTAATCCAAGAATGCAATTATCAAATTTTTGTTGAACAAATTGTAACGAAATTTGATCTTCAATGCCACATTCTTTAATATTAGTAAACCAAAACTCATTAAATTCTCTAACAATTTTATTATTTTTTCTTATGCTAAATCCTCCACAATAAAACACATTTATTTTTTCTGAGAAACCTGATTGTAATTGTTTTTTAATGTAACTACTATACAAATCTTTTTGTTTATAATATTTATCATGTTGAATTGCAGTGTTGTATTCATCCCAAACATTATTGTATTTGTTAGAATGTGGATGTTTTGTCATTGCTATTATTTTATTTAATTCGGTCATTTTGGAAATAGCATTGTGCACTGTTGATTCAAACACTTTTAATTTTGTATCAAACCAACAAAGATAATCATAATTATTAAGAATTTCAAAATGATGCGGACAAGAGCGAATTTCTTTGCTACTCATTGTATCCAAAATATAATCGTTATAAATTGGAATTTCATTCATAAATATTCTTATCCATTTTGTATTATTTAATGAATCATAAATGCTCTGATTATTTGTGAAATAATAACAATCATACGTTTCAGACGGCAATGGAGGTATTAAACAAGAGTAATTGTTAGTTCCCCCAAAAAAACATGTATAATAAGCTAAAAACTTCATTTAATTTATAAGTTAATTAAAGCTCTAATAAGTTTTTCTTGCAATTCATATAGTACCAATACAGTGAAAACAAGTATTGTTCATTTAGAGTGCATTTTTTTAAGCAGTATGACTTCCAGACAAATTTACAAGCTTCATAACACTTTACATAATTTCCATTTTGATAACTTCTCGCAATAAAATTTTGTATAGGCTGTTCAGGTGCATCGTAAATAAATGTATAGTTTGTTATCATTTGTTGATAGTCTCCGTAATAATGCTCAAATAAACCAGGATTTTCAAAATACACTGGACTGTACAACTGTTCGTCTGCGTGACCGTAACCTTGGTCAAGATACTCAAGAAATTTATTTTCAATTAAATCACAAACCTTATACATATACTCAGCATTTCCAGTGAAAAATCCACTACACATTCCGCATCTCCCCCATTGGAAATATTCTGCTGTATTTTTTACTAATCCTTCAGGAATATAATCAATATAACAAGTTGAAAATTTGTCGCGTTTAACAGATAATGCTTCATCCAAACGAATCAAATTTTGATATCCCATTCTCTCAATACAAAAATTAATCCATGAAAAATGCGTGCTATTAAACGGATTTTTTTCAATAGTGTCTTTCAACATGATGTATCTTGACATGCAAAATAGATAGTAACTTCCAGTATTTCTGTTATCAAAATTATACGGTTTCTCTCTTCTGTTCTCATGAATTTTATCTCTATAATCTTTAAATGTTCTAGGGTCCTTGTTTTTAAAGACAAAATCGTCAAACTCACAAATAATATATTTCGTCTTTTCATTCAAGTATGCCGGTCTAATACTGTGAATAACATCAAAACTTTCACTATCGCAATAAATAACTAAATTATATGGTAATGATAGAGTAGAAATAGAGTGTTGCAAATAATAGTTCTTGTCGCGTTTATTAATCTCATCGCTTGCGTCAGGGCATTTTGTCAAGTTAAAATAAGCAGTAACAAGAGTCCAGTTATCATTATTGTGTTTATTAAAAGAAATTTCATTATTAAATGTAAATAATCCTGTGCCGGAACAGTGTCCAATGTCAGTTAAATCGTAACGTGCTTCGTAAGGAATTTTATGCCAAAAATTATCTCTCATTTCTTTAAAATACCAAATATCGTCACAAATAACAAACCCTTGATAATTAATAGATTTCAAGTAATTATAAAAATCAATTTCCATGATTCCATTGTGTTGGTCAATATCTAGAAATATAAATGCACTGCGTAAAATGGTTTCTTCCCATGTTTTAGATACATCTGCATTAAATAAGTTTTCAATATGAAAATGAACATTGCTTAAACTTCTTATTTTATTATTCACAACATTGTCAACAATATCAAATGAATGAACTGTGTTTGTATCATTATATGATAACGCTAGTGCTGAATTACCGCGATGCGTTCCAATGTCAATAATGATACTATTATTAAATAATGTTGAAATATAAGAAAGCAATCTATAATGCTCCTTTCCAGGAACATCATTAAATTCTGTATTGTTGTGAGCCAATGATAATTTTATAAAATCACTAAATTTAGCATCAAAAGATGTGCTATTAATTAGCTCGGGTGTTATATTATAATGCATTTAATTGAATAACAACAATTTGTTTTTAAGCTTAAATTATTTTTTAATATAAAACTAATTTAATATAATACTATATCAACCGTAAAAATCATGGATATTGAAAAACTATTAAAAGCATTAGATAATGAGGAAAACTCCAAATTTATGAATTTAACAACAAAGAAAATACACGATATGAAAGTGGCTATTTTAAAAGAGTTACAATTATCGCAACAAGATATAACAGAGATAATGAGAAAACTAAAAGAATATATGTATGTAGACGAGATGAACGAATTAAGACACGGTGCTTTTATAAGATGGATACCTATAAAAGACCCAGATAACTTGCATTTAACTGCAGGTGGGCTTTTATGCGCAATAAACGTAACCGACGATGGTGTTTCTCTCACATGTAAGAACTTTGCTCATAAACATTATCAGATAAAAATGGATGAGTGTTTAGTATTCCAGAAGCTAACAGCTCAGGAACAAGTGCTTTTATCGGCAATGGATCATCTTGCAAAATAATGAATAATATGCAGTGGGATATTTAATGATGTATATGTTTTCTAGTTTTATTGCAAGGACAATCCTTGAATAGTCCAGGAATAAACTTACCAATCTTGATGAAGGCAACTTCAACTGGTTTTAGTCCGCGTTTTACAGTTGAAACGAGTTTTCCATTCTTATAATATTTAACACTCTTGTGACCTTTTCCCTTCTTAATAAGAACCTTTCTAACCGTTTTTTTCCCACCAGTTTGATGAGTTTGTGTGTTGGAATAGTTAAACGCAGATTGTGTTGTAGACATTTATATATTTAACTGAGAAAAATAAATAAATGTGTAAATATATAATGAAGGAATTGTATGTTCATTTATTTCATATTTTGATAGTTGGAACTTTATTCTTATATGTAGGAATTAAATCAACAAATACACCTGCATTTATGTATCCAATTTTGCTAACACTTGGTGTTATCATTGTTTTTTATCACGCATATAAGAGTTATCTTAAATTTAGCAAAGGAAAAAATCCATGGGTAAATTTGTTTCATATATTTGTAGTAGGACCACTCCTAATTTACATTGGATACAATAAACAGATAACTCCTAGATATGCTTATGAGTTTCTATTAATGTTGGGTTTTGCATCAATTGGTTATCACGGTTATTACGCAATAATAGGAGATACATAAACTAAACACCTATATTCAAGTTAATATTTAAATATAGATGTATAACGCATTTTATCATTTAAATTAGTTCTTTCTCCTAAGAAATCAAAATATTTTTTTGATAAGGTATACTGTCCAGGTTTTTTATTTTTTAATACATTTAAACGAACTTTCATAATCATAGCTACCTGCCAAATTCGTTTATGTGTATATTTTTTATTCTTATATAATTTTTCAAGTTTGTCAATTGTATTTTTAACGTCTTCTATTGTTTTATATTTAATATTAATTGTGTCTTTTGGGTTTTTATCTATATAAACGTCAAACGATTTCTTTGGATTATTAGGATTGTATAAAAATTGTTTTTTTGTTTTTGATTTATATGCCATTTTTTTATGAGCGCGTTTTATTGTCTTCATAACATATGAAAAGAAATAAAATATCTAAAATGTGTGTTTGAATAGTTTAGAAAAGGGGCTTATTAGTAACAAGTTCTTGCGCTATCATTCCCAATGAAGCAATCATGGCGAGACGTCCGTGATTTACTTCAGCCTCCAACATAAACGTCTCATCTTTGCCCAAGAATGACTGGGGTAGTGAAAATCCAAGACTTCCAGGTTGATAATCTTTCTTCAATACAAATAAGTTTGATGAACTTTTAAATGGGTCCTCCCAACCTAATAACAAAGATTGTAATTCAGACGCAGCAACTGCGCCAACAAATGCTGACACAGTAATTGCATCTGCATTATCTAAAACGTGAATACCTTGTTCGTGAGTAACTAGTTCAGTTACAGGAATTGCTACTGCAGATATCATTCCCCATCTACCATGTTTTAATTCAGCTTCACGAAGTTTTACTAATTCGCTTTCTGGCTTATTCTTTGCAAAACCAAGGGGGTCAAAATATCCAAGAGGTCTTGTTGCTCCGTAAAAGTTAAAACTATTCACGCCACAATAGAAAAGAAAAAGCAAACCAAGAATATTTTGCATTTATACATTACTTGTTTTGTTATTTTTAAGTATTTTTCAAAAATGTTTAATAACTACTCTTTCAAAATTTAACAGTTGCTACTAACCCATTTTTTAGTAACAACTGCTTCCACGCTTTCAAGAGCACCTTGAGTCCAACCCTGATTAATGCTAATCATCTCTCCTACAATAAGCATTCCAGGCATTGGATTTTGTGCTCTCTTTATAAAGTCTTTACGGTTTTTAAATGGACCATGCAAAGGTTCGTAATAATGAGTGCCAATTGGCCAATAAAAGTCCTTAATAGCAATTAAATTCAGGGCACCTTTAGGAATTCCAAGAGAATATTCCAGTAACTCGCAAAAATAATCTCTATTTTTTGGTTTGTTTTCTAAGCGGTCTTTTAAAAACTTGGCGTCATCATTATCATTGTAGGCAATCATATAGACACCCTTCTCCGCATTCATGGGTATAATTTTTTTCAAAGGACCGGGGACAACAGTATATCCAGTAACATATTGTTTCATTATATCGGCTGATGCCTTGGTAAATTTGCCATACAAACGCAAAAATGTTTGACCGTGAATTTGTTTATATATTGATTCGTGAGGAAGGAGTTTTTGAACACTGCTTATGGTAGTAGCCAATATGACCTTATTGCATGAATAAGAAACATCTTTTTCAGTATGAACAATAAAGTTGCACGTTGATAACTCTTTAACTTCAGTAACATTACTTGACACACGAATATTTTGGAATCCAATTTTTTTAGCAATGGTATCAACCAATAGCTTCCATGGAATATGCAGAGCAGTCCAGGAATCAAAGTTATCATCAAATCCGTAATTAAAAAGTGTATCGTGAGCATCTTCGTTTTCATAGTCAGTGTAACCAGCACAAATAATAAAGTTTTTATACATAAAAGGACCTAGAATGGGTAGTGCAAATTCTTTGAACGTTTTTTTTACCGGATGTTCTTTAAATTGTTTTTTTAATATATTAAATAACTTTTTTGTGTCACATGTCGGTGAAATAGTTTTTGCGTAATTGTGTGATGTTTGAAATTCACCGTATGGTATTTTCAACTCTTTTAACAGGTCAATTAACAAATAGTATTTTTCTTTGCGCTCCACTCCTGCGCCAGTAACAACCTGGACCCCTTGAAACATTTCATTGCTAATACGGCCTCCAAGCCAGTTTTTTTTATAGCGCTCAAGAACTAGTAGTTTAGTTTTTGGTGCCATTTTAAGAATTTTATACGCACTATATAACCCCGAAATTCCTCCACCTACAATAATAATATCATATTTATTATGCATTGACATATAATTATGATAGATAATAATTTATAATTGCTAAACGACTCTTAACGCTTTTTTTTGTGTCTTTGTTTTGTTTTTAGTTTTTGGCACAGTAAGTTTCCTTGCTGTCTTTTTCAATTCAATCTTGCGTCCATTTTTGCATTTGAATTTGCCGCGAGTTAAACCTTTTCTGTTTATAACCGCTTTAGTGCAAATACCAATAGTTCTTGGTTCAGCATTTGCGCTTGGGTCTACTTTCTTGATACAAGAACATAATTTCTTTGCTAAAATTTTTTCAGCGGTTGTTTTAATATCTTCTGCACTTTTAGGACCAGTTAATCCATAATAATCAAGTATCTTGGAGTAATCTGCTTTTGTAATTTTATAAGGCATATCAATTATTACAATATGTAAAGATATAAATTATATTTTATAGTTTAAAAGTTAAAAATAATAACTTAAAATAAATTATAAATGGAAATAACTATATCTGAAAAGGACGAAAACCTTGAGAAACAAGAAGAACAACAGAAACCTGGAATTCCAAAAAGAATTTTCCAAACGCACAAATCCATTCAATATATTAAGAGTAAGCCTAAATTGCAACTTGCAATGAGAACCTGGAGACAGTTTGTGCCTGAATATGGTTATTATTTTTACACAAATGATATGTGTGATGAATTCATGAGAACAGATATGGTTGAAGAATTTGGCGATGTTATATACGATGTTTATAATAGACTCCCTTTGCCAGTAATGAAGGCAGATTTATGGAGATATTGCATCATATATAAGTATGGTGGAATATATGCCGATGCAGATGCTATGTGTAAATGCAATCCAAATATATTTACAAATTGCGAAACAATGATGGTATGCGCACCAGAAGAAGATACTATGCATTTATGTCAATGGACGTTTGCTGCACCAGCAAATTCTCCAATTTTAAAATCTATTATTGAATTATCAATTAAAAGAATTTCAAATATTCCCGTTATCAAGGGGGAACATATTATTCACTTTTTAACAGGTCCTGGTGTTTTTACAGATGGTATTGAAAAATATTTACAAGAAAACAACATGAAAACGTTTAATAATAAGAAACAATATGCTTGTTATAAAAACAGTGCAATGATATGTTTTATTGCAGAACGTTTTCACCAAACAATGATTCAACATCTTTACGCTGGTTCTGACGCGGATGGGTGGAAAAATGAACGTTTCCAAAAGTTAATGTAATTTATACATTTATTTATAAATTCTGCGGTGATTCCATAAAAATTCGTAATGAATAACCTTTTTGTTTGCGTCTTGTTCTTCATAATAACCCTTAAACATTTTTAAAATAGCAACATTTTTATAAAGAATAAATTTATCCCCAGTTGGTTTGTTAAAAATATGTTCAAGTTCAATATTTTTTCTCTCTTCTCCTATAAAACGAGAGACTAAACCAGGACCAGTAGGGTCTACGCATGAAGAACCATAATATCTGTTTCTAACATTCTCCACAATCTGATTAATGCATTTAAGACAAATTTCATTGTTTGGTTTAACTGCTATAAGAGCATTATAAATATTATTTCCATTGATGTCTAATACCCAATGTTCTTTTTCAGTTAATTCAATAAATCTAAAAGAGTTTATGCAGGCATATTTTATATCCAAGTATATACCTCCATTTTTATACAAAATGCAATAACGCCATAAATCAGCCTTATAAGCACCTGGTATTAAAGAATCAAATGCTTTTAATACAACACTGTCAAAATTTGCAGCTATGAACTGTCTACATTCATTATCATCAAAAAGGATATGCTCAAAACGTGGATGCTTTGCCTTTATTATCTCAACTGAATGTTTCATACGTGCAGGTAAATCTTTAGAATGCCATGTTTGATAGATTTTCAATGGTATAACACTATTATACACTTGTTTTTTGTTCCTTTTATAATTTAAAATGCGAATTTGTTGTAATTTAAGCTGATTAATTTTATTAATCATTTCCATTTTTTTATCTTCATTTGAATAAATTATTTTTTCACCAACTTTTCCAGATAACATATAAATTGTGGACAATAAAATATTCTTAAAATAACTTTTTTAAGATTATTTAAAATATCTTATTATTTTAGATGCATCTAAATAAATCCAAAATAGTAGTATTTGACATGGATGAAACCATGGGTTATTTTGTTGAGTTTGGAATATTCTGGGATTCATTGAATAACTACCTTAAATTACATCACTTAGATAATAAAACAACTCTGGCACAAGAAGATTTCAATAGCATATTAGATTTATTTCCAGAATTTTTACGTCCAAATATTTTTACCATTTTTAATTTTTTAAAACAAAAAAAGATTAATAAACAGTGTCAAGGAGTTATGATTTACACAAATAACCAAGGTCCTAAAGAATGGGTAAATTATATTAAAAATTATTTTGAATCAAAGATGAACTATAAGATATTTAATCACATTATATCTGCCTTCAAAATAAACGGAAAAAGAATAGAATTTTGTCGTTCTAGTCATAATAAATCAATGAAAGATTTAATAAAGTGCACAAAGGTTCCAAAAGATGCTGAAATATGTTACTTAGATGATACCTATTATCCGCAAATGAATTATGAAAATGTCTATTATATAAAAGTTAAGCCTTATACACATGATTTAGATTTTGACACAATGATTAAAAGGTTCATTAATAGCAATACACATCTTTGTAGAATTATTATGGAAAATTATAACGTTGATGATTTTGTTGGTTTTATGAAAGAGAATATGAACAAATATGAATTTGTTTATATGGAAAAAGACCATAAGGAGTATGAGATTGATAAAATTATTACAAAAAAAACAATGGAACATTTAGAAGCATTCTTCAATAAAAACTCAAATGAATATCGCAATTATTCTATTTTTACAAGAAAAATAACAAGGAGACAAAGCTTAAAAAATAGTAGTAGAACAAACAAACAAAAAACTAGAAGAAAATATTATTAGTGCTTTTAGCATTTTTATTTATTCTGATTTATTCTGATTTAATCTGATTTATTCTGATTTAATCTGATTTATTCTGATTTAATCTGATTTATTCTGATTTATTCTGATTTATTATTATTATTTAAAGAACCGAAAGAAATTTTTGATATTAATTTATTCTTAGCGTATGTTAAATAGTTGTTAAGTATTTGATTAATTGCACTAGTTGTAAATAAGAATATTCCGGCACTAAATGCTATTTTTCTATCTAGTTCTGTAAAATGAATTTTTCTAAAAGGATTGAATCTCCATAATAAGAATAAGCTTATATATATTTTAACATAGTAATCTAACCTTTCTAAATATTGTGGAGCGCTTTTAAATAGTCCAATTGTAAATAATATATATAGCGAATATGTTAAAACAATGAAAACGTTGAACCAAAAATCTTGAATCTTATATAAATCCTTATATATTGACATATTTTATTATATGTAACGAATAAAATAAACGCGTAAATTTTATTTTATTATCTAGCATTCAAATAATTTCTTATGAAATAAACACCCAAGAAATATAGTGTTTGTCTGTATATTCTCTCGTTTTTTCCATATTTCCATTATATCCTTTATAAATATCTTTCACGTGAATAAATCTTCCTATAAACCCAAAAAACATAATTAAAATTAAACATGATACTAGTCTTAGATTTATTGGTTTTGATAATAATTTTCCAAAGAATACCCAACTTACTATATTACAAAATAAAGTGTAAACAATTGTGTGTAGAAGGATGGAAACTATCATTGGACCCAATGTCGTTGCCTCAAAAAGATGAGAGAAAGTAAGTTTTGGATTTGTCGTGTCTAAATATAATTTTGTAAACATAATATATAATATGATATTAGATAATTATTTAACTTACAGC